AACTGGTGCGACAGGTAGAACTGGTGCCACGGGTGGTACAGGAACAACTGGTAATACTGGTCCAACTGGTAATACTGGTACAACTGGTGCGACTGGTAATACGGGTATAACTGGTGGAACTGGTGCCACGGGTGGTACAGGAACAACCGGTAATACTGGACCAACCGGTAATACTGGTGTAACTGGTGCGACGGGTAATACTGGTATAACTGGTGGAACTGGTGCCACGGGTGGTACAGGAACAACCGGTAATACTGGATCAACTGGTGCGACTGGTCCGACTGGTGGAACTGGTGCCACTGGTGCGACAGGTTCTACTGGCGCGACTGGTGCCACTGGCGCGACTGGTCCAACTGGTAATACTGGTGTAACTGGTGCGACGGGTAATACTGGTATAACTGGTGGAACTGGTGCCACGGGTGGTACAGGAACAACTGGTAATACTGGACCAACTGGTAATACTGGTCCGACTGGTGCGACGGGTAATACTGGTATTACGGGTGCGACGGGTTCTACTGGTGCGCCTGGTAATTATGGTATTGGATATTTTGATGGTAACACATTTACAACTACCGGTGGGTATGTCGGAGGCGATACCTTATTACATTTCACCCCAGCAAATTATTCAAATCCCGGATTAGTTATTGCTGCGGGATCATCCGCGGGGCAAACGTTTGGAGGAAATAAAGTATTCGCAGATGGTGTATATTTTTTAGGAGGTTCTACTTTTGGAGCTACCGCATATTTTAGAGAATCAGTTACAATTGGTGATTTTAGCACGGATATCTTAACAATAAATGCGAATGTTCAAGGAAATACAGCCACATTTACATACACTGTAACAGCGGGTAATTTCAATGTTACCTCCGATTACCGAGTAAAAGAAAATGTTCAAAATTTAAATACTGATGTTTATAATGTGAATAATTTAAGACCAGTCAATTACCACAATACCATATTTAATAAGCCAGACATTGGGTTTATAGCGCATGAAGTTCAAGAACAATACCCCTTTTTAGTGACGGGTGAAAAGGATGGCGAAGAAAAACAATCAATGAATTATACCGGTTTAATTGGTATTGCCGTAAAAGAAATACAAGACCTAAAACAAATATCCACAGAAACAAAAGAAACAATACAAAATATTGTTTCAATCCAAGAAAAGCAAATACCAGTTGAAAAACAAACGGATCAATCCGTAAATATAATGTATTACGATGAGCTTAATGAAGAAAAATATAAATACACCACCAAAACTTTTGTAATAGACCATCCAATGGATCAAGACAAATATCTAGTCCACGGTTGTTTAGAAGGTCCAGAAGCAGGTGTATATTACCGTGGAGAAGGAATCATCACAAATAATGAATTTGTAACCATAGAATTACCAGATTATGTAAATAGTATTGCCAAATCATTGACAATACAAATTACACCTATTTACGATGGAAATCAAAATAAAAAACCATTATTTGTAACACGTATAGTAAATAATCAATTTAGTGTTTATGGTGAAAATAGTGAATTTTTCTGGACCGTTTTTGGAAAACGTCAGGATGTTCATGTAGAGCCAAATAAAAAAGATGTAACTGTATTAGGTGACGGACCTTATAAATGGATATAAATTTAAGATTTTAGCTTTTTTTCTTTTTATTATTTTAAGTTTGTAGATTTTTATATAAAGATTTGGAAATAAAAATTATAGTAAACAAGTAAATTAAATATAATTAAAAAATAAATTAACAATCACAATATAAAATATTCACTATAATTAAGATGGCATTTACCAGATTTCATGATGATCCTTGTAGAATTAAAAAACAATTACAACAATCAACTGACCCGGGTAGATGGATATTAGATGTGCCTGGTTATGGAGATAAACCACAATATATGGCGGACCCTCATATTAGAATTCAAACCTGGGCAGGAAATTTAATGACTAATTCTATTGAGCTTGAAAGTAGTTTAAAAGGAATCAATAAACCCCTCAGTAGAGATTGTTTAGGAAAAGATGAATATACCAAATTCAACGTCTATTCACAATCTATACAATACCCTACAAATAAATCCATGTATACAGAAGAATCTAGAACCATCGCACCCGCATGGACCGCTCGTGATTTAGAACAAGTCGACTGGTATTATTTACCTTTAAACCCACAAGAAAATACTTGTTATCCATTTGAAAATAATGTAAATACTCGAATTTTAGAAAAAGATAACTTTGTCGCAAAATTACCATGTGAATCAAATAATCACCTTTTTCCATTACCCATTCAAACCAATACTCAAGAGTCGGGAAAAAAATCACAAAAAAAGTAAGTTTCTTTTAAAAAAATATAAATAAAACAGATAAAAAAGATAAGTATTTTATTGAAAAAATATAATACTTATATATAATAATGGAATTAGCAATACCTATTTTAGCATTAGGTGGATTATATGTAGTATCAAATCAAAAAAATGAAAATAAAACAAATGAGCGAGTATTAAAAAAAGGACAGTCTCAAGGGGAAACAGAAAATGTGGAACAACAACAATCGGATCAAATGAAAGAAAGTTTTACCAATATGGGGGCAAGGGCAAATTATTTACCAAATGTTGATGAACTACCTCAAAATTACCCTGTCATAAATACGAAACAACTTTCCAATACTGTTCAAAATTATGCGAATCCAAATGTTGCCACCGACAAATATTTTGATCAAAACAATTATCAAACTCAACAAAACCGTGGTGTAAAAGTGGGAAACATGATTCAAGAAGTATATTCTTTAACAGGTAATTATGTTGACACAAGTAATTTTAAACACAACAATATGATTCCTTTTTACGGAGGAAAAATTAAGGGACAAGTCTATGACGTAAATATTGCCGAGACAATTTTAGATAATATGAACGGTAATGGTTCACAAATGATTAAGAAGATTGAACAAGCACCTCTTTTTAAACCTCAAGAAAATATGCAATGGGCATACGGCGCACCCAACATGAGCGATTTTTATCAATCCCGTGTAAATCCAGGTATGAAGAGTAATAATGTCAAACCATTTGATAGCGAATATGTTGGACCTGGTTTAGGAAAAGGATTTTCAAGTGACGGTAGTGGTGGTTACAATTCTGGTATGGAAGCCCGTAATGCTTGGTTACCAAAATCCGTTGATGAATTAAGAGTCGCAACCAATCCAAAATTAGAATATTCCCTTGAAAACCACGAGGGTCCATCCTATTCCACGATTAAAAATCCAGGTATTGAAGGTAAAATAGAAAAATATAGACCAGACACCTTTTATATACAGACTCAAGACAGGTGGTTAACTACTACTGGACAAGAAAAAGGACAAATGCTTCAACCAGTTCAAGAAGTTCACGATACGATGAGAAACGCCACCACTAGGTCATACACAGGTGTAGCAGCACCGGGAGAAAAAAATGGAGGATATATTTCTGGAGAATATGAAGAAGCCAAAAGACCAGAACTTGGACCAAAAGACGTTCCTATTTGTGCTGCTGTTGGGCGCGGTCCTTGTGACGATCGCGACAATATTATAAAGAATTACACAACTAATGTAAATAATCGTACGGTACAAAGACAACCCGATACGATGCGAAGCGGTTTTGGCAGAACATTAGGCGCAGTCATTGCTCCTTTAATGGATTTCTTAAAACCAACGCGAAAAAATGAAACCCAGGACAATGTAAGAATTTATGGTGACGCAAATGCGAGTGTAAAAAGCCAATATGTGAATAATCCAAATGATGTTACTCCAACAACCATAAAAGAAACCACTTTGTATTCACCCAACTTTTATGTAGGTAATCAAGTAGAAGGTGGTGGTTACATGGTAGCAGACCAACAAGCGATTCAAAATCAGCGAGACTCTACCAATTGTAGCACTGTAGGTAATCCTGGCGGCAATTCATCTAAATGGGGAAGTATGAATTACAACGCGGCATATATACAAACCAATAATACATTGAAAGAACCGCTTACTTATGCCAGAACAAATCACGGAAATACACAAATATATAATCAAACCATGAATGTAAACGTGGCAAAGATTGATAGTGATCGTTATAATACTCGTATGTATGTTCCAAACAATATGGGATATCGTCCTGTGTTGAAGGAAAATTATGGTGAAATCAGACAACCTCAACAATATGACCAAAGCGTAAATTGCGATCGTATAGCCCCCGATTTACTTGATGCGTTCAGGAAAAATCCATTTACGCATAGTTTGACATCCGCTGTATAAAATAAATAAAGTATATTACGTTAAATAACATATAAATATTTTGACTATTATATTAGTAATAATCAAAATATAAAAATGAAGTATATTATTCATCAATCAATCATGGAAAAATTAAAATACTTTTATAAAAATCGTAAAATTCCAAATATTATATTTCACGGCGAATCCGGAAATGGAAAACGCACTATTGTAAATGATTTTATTGATATTATTTATAATCATAACAAGGATCAAATTAAAAATTATGTCATGTATGTCAACTGCGCACACGGTAAGGGTATTAAATTTATTCGGGAAGAATTGAAATTTTTTGCCAAAACACACATCAATTCTAATGGTGGCGATAATTTCAAAAGTATTATATTATTAAATGCTGATAAATTAACAATTGATGCGCAGTCGGCATTAAGGCGTTGTATTGAATTATTTAATCATACTACTCGTTTTTTTATTATTGTAGAGGATAAATACAAATTATTGAAACCCATATTGTCTCGTTTCTGCGAAATATATGTACCCGAACCGGTGATTCATGAGAAGGCGGTTAATTTATATCAACATATACTTGACCAAACATTTAAAATGAGAGAACAAAAACATTCAAGGGAAGAATGGTTACATAAATATTTAATTAAAAACAAGGAAAATATGACTCACGAAAAAATAATGATTCATTCTACAAAATTGTATGAAAAAGGATATAGTGGGTTGGACTTAATCAAAAATATTGATAAAAAACAAGATTTACCTTTGGTAAAAAAATATGAATTTCTTTTTACGTTTCATAAAATTCGCAAAGAGTTTAGAAATGAAAAATTACTCATCATGTTTATCTTGAATTTTCTTTTTTTGAGTTTAGAATACAATTTAGAAAATATTTCTTTTATGTAATATGGATGATTTTAACGTTTCTAGCTTACATGAATCCAAAAATGAATGGGGATCACGTTTACTCACTATTTTAACACCTCATATTGTCGATGGTTTAAAATCAATATTTGACGAGGCAATCAAATTGTGTAAAGACAATAACGAAATGGACAAATATTTAATGACATTTCAAAATTTTATTACTCGTATTCCAAAGTGGAATCCTACAATTATTGAAAGTGAACGCTTGCGAATTGTTGAAAAGAGTGGTTGTAATTATTTAGAAGATTTAGTAACTTGTGTACATATTATTCAATTGAAATTATTGACTGCTATTCGGGCTGGTCAAAAACAGCGAAAAATTGATATTAGTATTCCAAAGTTGGATGACTTCATACACAAGGTCTATATTAATGTTGCCAGAAAAATATACAAAAATGTTTATTTATTTGAAATCAACATACCACCTTTACAAATACAAAAACATTTTCGAGAAACGGAAATTATTGTTCAAGAATGTATTTTAAATACAGTGAGAGAAAGTATACCGGTGGAAAGTATTTTACAGGCTTATATGGGTGAGACGATTGAGGAAGACGTAGTTGAAGAAATTAAGGAACAAGTTATCGAAAAACCCGCGGAAGCAAAAGGTGAAACCCAGATTATTAAGGAAACTGGAGGAGGGGATGATAAAAAGGTTGAACAAACCGGCGGATCACTTAAAAGTGACGCTATTTTACCAAAAACTTTGGAAGTTATGACAGAAACTGAAAAATCTAGTAGACTATCCTTTAATGATGTTGATTACGCAAGAGATGAAAATAATAATGAAATAAAGGTAGAAGCTCCAAAGAATATAGAACGTTTAGAAGAAATAAGCGAGATGCGCAATGAACAGCGTAGATTGGAAACCGAGGAGGATGACGATTTTGACAATCCACGATTAAAAATTGCGGATGAAGATGTTAAATTGGATGAATTATTAGATATTCACAACATTGATACGCCCAATGAAATAAGTTTAATGCCAGATTTATTAATTGATGATATTGAGGTTTTGGCATAATTGCGTAAAATAATAAATAACTTTGTTCTATATTATTTTATATCCATGGCAAGTGTTTTTGTGATTTCTGCCGTAATTTCAATCATATATTTTATTATTCGATTTGTTGAAATGCGATTTGTGGAAAAGGAAAATAAACCCTTGAAATTTTTAGTGAGAGATTCGCTTCTTGTTTATTTCAGTGTTGTTTGCGGTACTTTTATTATTGACCAGTTGAAACCAGTGATACAAGATGTGGGGGATAAAATAGCACCCGCAGTTTTTACCGATAATCCTGGTTTTTAAAGATAATTTTGGTTTTTAAATAATATTATTTTATAGACAATTTATATATCTATAAAATAATATGGATAATATGAACAATCCTAATAATGCACAAACATTAATTAGGTATAACAAAGCTCTATTACCTGAGGATGTAGATAAAAAAAATCTAATATATTTAGATTCGGACCACCAATTATTAAAAGAAGATGAAATTCATATAGGAAAATCATATTATGCTATAAATATAAAAAATCCGGATAATGTAAAGGATAATCAAATAATAACACACGATGAAAAATTTTATAGTAGTGGTCCATTTCAAAATTTTGGAAAATTAAAAAAAATAAGTTATTCAAATTATGGAGATATTTATATTTTTGAATATGGTAAAACAGAGGATCTATATACGACAAACGGAAGTAAGGACACACATGATTATTTATATTTAGACCAGGATACAATCAATAAACCTGTTGAAATATTACCTAAAAATGTATTAAAAATAAATGATAACACAATAATTGATAACCCTAACCCTGTTATTGCTAATCGGGTTGCTGGTAAAAAAAGAAAAACCAAGAAATCCAGGAAACCTAGTTTCAAAAAATCCAGGAAATCTCGCAGGAAAACAACGCGTCATAAAAATAAATCAAGACATTAACGCCCAGTCCATACTTTTACATAGGGCACCATTATTTTTCTTTCATTATTGAGTTTATTCTTATATTTATGAAAAGTGTATCCCCAATGGTATTCGCCGTTTTGATACTTTAATATATCTCCAAATAAAGAAGGTACGCGTTTTAATCTTGAATTTTCCATTGAAATAATCAATCCCAATATTCGTTCAAGACAACATCGATCTTTCCTGCATCTGATAACTTTTAACATGTTAAACATATTGTATTTTTTTTGTATATAATTTAAAAATTCATGGTTTATATAGGTTTGAACACCAAAACAACCATTCCATTTATTGTTTCCGTCTACAATACTCATATTCAAATATTTGTTTTCCTTTACATTTTTAAATTCTTCATGAAACTTGTTACTAAAATTTAAATATTTTGATATTTGGACAAGTCTCTCATAGTTTTCATCGCGAGAATTTTTAAAATGCCATAATGGTAATACCTGGACACCTCTAAATAAATCAAAATTTATTCTTTTATGTATAAATACACTATCATGTAAAATAATAGCATTATCAAAAAATCGATTTTTATGGAAATAATAATAAGGCAATAATTCTCCTCGTTGTGGAAATTCTGATTGAATATATTCTACATTTTGGTATTCGTAAAAAGCCCGGACAAAATCTTGTTTACTGTTATCATCTATCACGACAATTTTTTTCAAAGGATACAACCTGCGAATACATTGTATACATTCATTCCAATAATGATTTGTCAATTCGGAATTCACATGTCTTAATACGATGAAACCAAAAGTCATTCTTGCTTTATTATTATATAGTTATAAAAAATCATATAATAATGTTAATTTTTTAATTTTTTTTTAATTTTTTTTAATTTTTTTTAATTTTTTTTAATTTTATTTATATATATATATTATGGTTAAATCAAAAAAAAACAAACTTCAACAAAATGTAATAAAATTATTAAAAATTAAAAAAGAGAAAATTATAAATAAAACAAAAAAATTTAGTAAAAAGTTAAATAAAACAATCAAAAATACATCTGCTTTTAAAAATTGTGAAAATTTTTGTAAAAACGATTATATGGTGGAAAGGAAAAAACAAGGTAAAAAAAATTCAAAGAAATATAATATTCCTTATAATCCGTCAAAAGAAGATAATAAATTTACTTACGACACCTGTAAAAAAACATTTTGTAATGAAAAATGTGAAGGTTACGATTTGTTAGGTAAAAATTTTGAATTGGAATTAAAAAAAAATTTAAATAATGGATTTAAAAATACGTATTCTAAAAAACAAATTGAAATGCTTAAAAAAAAGGGCGCCTTGTCTGGTTGTGTTGATGTTACTGGAATATATAATGTGTTTCATAAATAAAAAATAACAAATTTATACCAGTGAAGATTTGAATCCGCACCCCGTAGGGGTGCTCCATACAAATCTGTAACTGGTAACTTACTTGAGAATTCATCCGCCGAGCGGATTGAATTCTTCAAGGGTGTAAAATGTAAGAATTTGTTTTTCATTTTGTTAGAGAAAGAGAGAAGTCACGTTACGCTATATAAAAACCGGCATGGCATCAATATCCATGATGTTTTCATTGTTTGGTACCGTGGTAACCAGATATTTTTTAAACTCTTTTCTTTCCAGTTGATAATATGGCACATGATGATGAACATTTCGCGCAATCATCTTGTATAATTTAAAATCCGGATATCTCTCTTGACCATTGTTTTTATACAAAATATTGACTCCATTATCATCCAAACACCATTCAACAATAAGTTGAACCAATGGTGAGCATTCTTCTAGATTCAATATCTCGTCCATATCATCAATCAGGTAATCCCATATAGAACACGCCAGACGGCACAAATCAAAACTATAATTCGGATCTAAACGAGGTTTTTTCTCATTGAAATATGGTTCAAAATTATATTGAGTCGCAGCGTCCTCTCCGTTTTTAAAACAATCACTACAAAATTGTTTACCACTAAAGTTGTAAATACCTCTGCCAAAATCGATAATTTTGTATATTCTGCCATATGTAGGCACTTTATAATACTTGTTGTTGAACTTGTAATACAAGAACTTTTTGTCCGTCTTGTTATACATGATATTATTGGTGTGTAAATCGTTATGAGTAAATAAAAATACCTTTTGATAAGTTGCCAAAGTCATGATGATTTGCATCAATGCCGAAAACCACTCCTTTTCCTCCAATTCTTCATTCGCAATCAAGCTGTCAAATGTATTTTCGCAATTTTCCATACAAATAATTTGAACTGGAAATTTATCAAGAGTTACATCAAGTCGCTCATCATCATCATAATCTGATTCATTGCTATATTCTTCCGATTCATCGCTATACCCCGATGTCGATGTTTTTTTACCCGAATTGAATGACCCATTTGATCCGGATCCGGACCCAGATTTTGCTACAATTTCTTCAAAATTATCATCATTGTTTTCACTATCTTCGGAAGTATAAGAGGTCCTGGATGAACAAGAGGAACCCGAAACCATAGATTTAATTGTTTCGCTCTTGTTATTTCCATCATCATCTGTCAAATGAGACAAATCAATAGAAAACTCTTTTAATGTATCTAGTGAAATATGTTGTTCCTCTATTTTTTGACCTAGTTCCAAATCTACAACGTCATCCTCAGCAAAAATATTTTCAAATAATTCATTGTTGATTGATTTTGCCGATATATTTAAAGGATTTCCCCCGTCTTCCTGGATTTTGATTGGTTTCAATTTTTTAGCGTCGGATAAGTCGCGCAAACGATTGTTTTCATCATGTACTTTGAATAAAATATTTTTGTTTTTATTAAAAAAATCTGATTTATTGACAAATTCAAGATCATCAATAATATTAAATTTAAATTCTTTTTTGATGGCTAAAAAGGAACCGTAAAAATCAATACCGTGTACAAAATTGTGATTATTATTCAAAAGACTTGAACAATATGAAAATAAACCGTCCACATAGGCAGTGTTGTTTTCGTCCAAAATTTTTTCATTGACTTTGCTGGTGGTTGAATTGTATTTAGGCAAACTATACAGGGTTGGATCCATAAAATCATATTTACCGACAATTAATTTAAATGGGTCGATTAAGGGTGCCATTTTGAAAAATAAGTTTTTACTTTTTGTCTTGTCTTTTAGAGAATGTTTGATTTCACACTTGTACAAATTGTAGTCTGTTTGTTTTTCAACTTTGCTAATATACCATTCATGATTCAAGTTAATTGAATTGTAATTTGTTTCATTTAAATCAAAAAATTTATTGTAAATGGGAACATAATTTTGAACTTCAGAGAGATTGGTTAATTGTTCGTTTTGAAAACTTTTAAATAATTCACCATTTTTTCTTTTTTCATAATGAATTTTTAACAATTTATTTACAGTACTCATTAATAATTATACTTAATAACTATTTTTTTTTAAATCAAACTCATTGAAAATATTTATTAAGTACAATTATAATAAATAATTAGTATTCAAGTTTAGTGGTTTCTCTCTTTACATTCATTTTAAAATATGATTTTCGTAAATAATTTTTATTAATTTTTCTTAATTAGTATAATATGAATCTTGAATTAAGAAAATTTGATATGAAAACCATTAGTTTCAAACCCAATGAATCTAAAGGTCCCGTCGTGGTATTAATCGGTCGAAGAGACACCGGTAAAAGTTTTTTAGTCCGTGATTTACTCTTTTATCATCAGGACATTCCTATTGGCGTCGTCATTGCCGGCACAGAAGAAGGTAACGGCTTTTACGGCAAATTAGTGCCAAAACTTTTCATACACAACGAATACAACACCGCCATCATTGAAAATATTTTAAAACGTCAAAAATCTGTCTTGAAACAAATCAAAAAAGAAATGGAAACATTTAAGCGATCCACCATTGATCCCCGCGCATTTGTTATTTTAGATGATTGTTTATACGATGGCACCTGGGCGCGTGACAAGATGATGAAGCTGCTTTTCATGAACGGCAGACATTGGAAGATAATGTTGATCATTACAATGCAATATCCATTAGGAATACCCCCAACTCTCCGCACCAATATCGACTACGTTTTCATCTTGAGAGAACCATATATAGCAAACCGTAAAAGAATCTACGAAAACTACGCGGGTATGTTTCCAACTTTTGAATCTTTTTGTCAAGTAATGGATCAATGTACGGAAAATTACGAGTGCCTGGTGATAAATAACAACGCCAAGTCCAACAAATTATTTGACCAAGTCATGTGGTACAAGGCGGACAACCATAATGATTTCAAATTAGGCAGCAAGGAATTCTGGGATTTATCCAAGAATATCCCATCGGATGACGAGGACGAGAAATATGATCCAAATAATGTCAAAAAACGCGGACAAGGACCAAAAATCAATGTCAAAAAGACAAAATGGTAGAAGGGATTATATATTTAATAATCACTATCATAATCTTCATCATTATCACTATCGTTGTCACTTTTTATTTCGTCTAATAATTCTCTATCTTCGATTATATTCAATAATTTATCAACAGAATAAAATGTTTCAATGTTTTGAATTCCTGAAATATATTTATAAATATCATTTAATAAGTGAAATATATTAAAGTTTTTATCATGTGGTTTATATCTTATAAATTTACAACCTAATATAGATTCAATTTCTAATTGTCTTTCAGTATCATAATCAATATTTGAATGATTTTCATCACATTCAATTACTAACTTATAATCCACAAAATATAAATCTACTTTGTATTTACCAACTTTATATTGAGTAATCATAACTTCCTTACTGAATGTTTTCATAATACATGTAATTGTATCAAGTTCTGCGCATAAATAATTTTTTGATATTAAATCTAAATTAAATAATTTTGCGAATTCAATAATTTTTTCTTTTCTACTTTTTGATAAAAGCTTCATTAAACCTTTATATGTTAAATAAGACATTATTTGTTTTCCACCATTAGTATGTGTTAATTTTTTAATTATTTCATTATTTGAATAATATCTTATGACAGACCTTATATTTTTAATATCAAGTAATTGAGAAATACTACAACATGAATATAATGTATATGGCTCTTCTTCATTTATAATAATATTTACATTATTATATTTATTTTTTATATCTTCGGCAAGTTTATATTCTATTTCTTTTGACATTATAGAATGTATGGGTGTATATGATTATACGCCCTTGTATTTAAGTTGTTTTATTTAAATTTTAATATTTTAATTATTTTTATACAACAAATAACTAACCGAAATGGTAGAAGGGATGTATTTTTATTGAAATTATATTTTATATACCTAATGTATAATGACAAAAGTTCCGATTTTTTATAACGCACTTGTTTCAAAACGCGCAAAAAAAATGACTCTTTATAGCAGTCAACCAAGTTTAGCGGTATCAACAACAAATATAAACGCAACCGCAAGTGCTAGTACAGCAACTACATTGACAGTGACAACTCCCAATAGTTTTAACACAATTTTGTCTTCAAATATTGCCGCTACTATATCGACACCGTCTGTAAGTGTTACTAGTATTGTAAACCGTAATCGCTATATGATTAAAACAAACAATACATATATAAATATAAGCGACACTTATAGTGTTAGTTTTGGAACAACACTTACAACATATAAGAATTTTTTAACAAAAGTGTTTCAATTAGTACAAGACTCAACAGATTTATCGTCATATAGAATTGATTCTGAACTACATTCTTTGTATTCATTGGACTATAGTAGCACTAGTGGAAAACTTTTATTCACCAACAACTGGGGAAATGGAGGTAGTTCAAGTGGGTCATTCCCTAGCACAAACGGATATTTATGTTTTACTTATACCGCAGGAAAAAAATTACAAGTCATCAAAAGATATTCATACGATACTAGTGCGGGCGAAGACAAATATACCCATACATTGGATACGTCATTTGCCTATGCGAATTATTATGTTAAATATTCTACCAGTGGTCTTACTTTGGTATCTGCGGAAGCATCTGGATCAATATTTACAATTTTAAATTCAAAAATGGATGTTTCTATACCAGCAAATTTTAATCCTATTCCAACGTCGTATGTCTCTAATCCAAGTGTTTCTATTAAAGATTACGTCTCTAATACCATCACAAATATGCAAGGCAATACACCAGGGGATCCTAATTGTAAATTTGTTGTTAATTTTTATAGTGGTTCGTCACCTATACAAAGTGTTGCCGGATATTATTATGCCTATCAAATTAAAAATGCTGGTTTTGATACATCTACCAATGGCACAAATTCTTATGCGAATTCAATGCTTACCACAATCTCAAATAATGTTGCCTCAAATACTCTATATAAAACATTAAGATATCCAACTAGTGTATACCAAACATTTCGTCAAGGCGCATTACAACGGACATTAAAAGGTAATTGTGTTGCCAATGGTGATATAGGAATGTATACTACTCCATATGTTTATTTTACATGTGAACAAGATGATGATGGGCAATATCACCCTTTTATGTGTATGGCAAGTTATTCTATTGCGGATAAACCAACCCGTTTGTTAGATGTTTGTAAACCACCCGGAGATGGCGGGGGCAGTTACCCTGAACAAGACGTGACTCGTCAAGCTACACTTCAATTATATTTACACAAAATACCTATGCTTGATTATGGTGTGGTAAATAATATTACGGGTTCTATTAATTATGGTCCGTCGTCTACATATTATAAACTGGGTGAAGCGACAACAACTGGAATTTATTACGGAAGTAAAACGATATTTACAAAAGTAACTACTGCAGGTAATGATTATTTAGCAGTCATTAGTGATGGAGACCCTTATCCGGCAAAAGCAGGTGTTAACAATTTTACAAACGATTTATTGATTGAACGCGCATGGCCAGATGTACCAAATCCATTAACAGAGCAGGATTTTGAATATAAATTTAGATATCGTGGTGGAACAAATACGGAATCAAAAACCGCTTTTTTTACTGCGTTTGGTATTCAAGGAATTTTTTTGAATGGTGTTGCGTTGTATAACCCTAGTTCTGGAAGTGGTACGGTTCCCGGAACAACTATTAGTGGAAATGATACGTATAATTTAAATGCTGTATTTTTTGAAAAACAATATGGTATTGATGATGCAGGGGGTCATCCTAGTCCAGAGGGTAACATCATTAATGACCAACAAGGTCAATATCACTATCACGACCCTATGTTTTTAACCTCTGGATCATGGAATAATACCACATTTGCTTCATCAAACGCATACTTTTCAAGTGATTATTATACAAATGATTACGGCGAGGTGGATTATATTCGTCATGCTGATGGTCATTCTAAAATTATTGGATTTTGTTTTGATGGATATCCTATATATGGACCTTATGGTTATACCAACATAAGTGATAGTAGCAGCGATGTCATTCTAATGACCACGTCATACCAAACAAAGACAGTCGCATTTACTGGTCGCCCTTACACATATAATCAAGTGGTTGAAGGCACGACTTACAGTTATAAAATGTCTGCCGGCGCATTTTTAGATGATTACGAATATGTTTCCGGATTAGGAACGCTTGATGATTGTAATGGTCGTTACTGTGTGACACCTGAATATCCAAGCGGAACCTATGCTTATTTTGTGTTAATCGATGAAAATGATGACCCAGTATTTCCATATATTATTGGAAAATTTAGTAAACAAGCAAGAACTGTTACTAATGCAGGTTATCCAAATGATACTCACAACAGTGGCGGGTCAACAACACCAACTACTGGAACGGCTGGCGTATTTGATGTATCTACTCTAGGTGTTTCTAGATACGTATCATCTACGACTGAAATACTTGCCTATAATAATATTAATAATAATGATATGCATAATGCTACATTAGCAGATGATTTTATAATTAATCCTACAGAAAACGGTAATTGGTCTAACTCCACCGACGAAAGAATTATACGATCCATTTCTTATAATAATTATAATTATACCTCTATAGCTGGAATTGGTGTTATTATCGACGGTGTTTCATTATATCCAGTATTAAATAATACATTGACAACGGCACAAAAAAGTGCGGAGGTTACAAATATAGGTATTCACGTAGGTCAGGGTATGGGATTACATTATCACGCAGATGGTTATGGTGCGAAATACAATTCATCTACTGGGGTGACAAACACAACAAATAATCTTTGTTTGTATAATGATGCTGACTATACGACAAACACTAAACATCCACCACTTATTGGTTTTGGTATGGATGGTATTGCCTTGTATGGAATTTATCGATCCAATTATTCCACTATGGACGGTTATAGTGTTCCGCTTGATAGTTTTGGGGGTCACATACACGGAAATTATGGATACCATTATCACGCACATACAGTTACAAGTAGTCCGCCAAATAATAATATTGATACAATCACAGACGGTAATCCAAATGACGAGCCTACGTATAATGTAAGTGTTTTGATGAAAGGTGCCTGGAAAGGTTATATTAATGATATACCCGAATTTTGGGACAGTGATCACGGGTCGCATAAACAATACGCACCAGAATATAGTTTATCCCAGAAAAGTAAATATGTATGGGGATACACTAGGGCTTAAACACATGAGGACATACAATGACGGAATAAAATAATGATTTCATTTATTTCACAAAAACATTATTTATTTTTATAAATTATAAATCAAGAATATAATCACCACGAGGTCTTTTTACCAATAAATAATCCGCATCATCATATAAATAATAATAATTTGGATTATACCCGCCATAATAGTCTAGATAAAGGGGATTTACAGCGTAACTTCCGAAACCTCCGCCATAATATCCCCAACCATGTCCTCTTCCTCCATATCCTCCATATCCTCCGCCACCATGTCCTCCGCCACCATGTCCTCCGCCACCATGACCTCCGCCACCATGACCTCCGCCACCATGTCCACCTCCACCGTGTCCTCCACCACCATGTCCTCCGCCACCATGTCCTCCACCACCATGTCCGCCTCCACCACCTCCTCCGCGAAATCCTTCTACACTGCTAAACAACAATACGCTTACCACGGCAAAGACAAGAAATGACAATAAATACATATATTTTCGCATAGTATACAATATTATACGAAAATAAATATACACAAGACAACAATTATACAAATAAATAGAGTAATTAAAACTGTTTTATTTTTTGTTCTATTCATCATTCTAATATACTATATACTATATTATTTATACTATACTTGATTTGTATTTATATCTTTATATTATTTTATCATGAATAATACGACGAGTTTTATTTTTTTTACGACGAAGAATACGGCGGCTTTTATTTTTTTTATAATTACGTTTTGTTTTTTTCACAAATTTTTTTTTTAATTTTCTTGTTTTTCTTGTTTTTTTACCACCAGATCCAACACCACCAGATCCAGAAGTACCGGAACTAACAACAGATCCAACACCAAATGTATTGATATTAATATATTCAACTGCCAATTGAATCATATTTGTTTTTGAACAATCCATGTTTCTCATTTTTTTTTGATTTTTTTCAAAATAAAAATCCCAATGTAACGGAATTATTTTATTACCAGAATTTTGAGAAATCGTTTTTACACTATTACAATCACTTTCGGGGTTATTCACATTTTTATCAACACAATACGTTTTTGTTGAGCATTTTGATTTATTTTTGGATGATATTAATTTATATACTTTATCTAACGTATTTGTTGACTCAACATCAATTTCATGACTACATGGTAATATAATAATTTGTCCTGGAAAATATTCTTTTGTATTTTTTGTGTCAGTTCTAATACCTTGATTGATTCCATTAATAATATATTTAATTGCTTCTGTTGTTCGTGTTAAATCTGACGCAAATACATAATTTATAATTTCTTTATTATTATTTAATAATTCATATAAACAAAGCTTACCAGATTTAATCGCATTATTTTGACTATCCAAAGTCAATTGATTATTTATTTGATTATATTGTGTCTCACCAAGTATTACAATATAAAATACATATTCATCAATACCTTTTGAAAAATCTATATCTTTTAAATTTAAAATATCTAACATTTCATTGTATTCTTCGTTAGTTGATGTTGATATCACATTTGTATTATTATTTTTAGATTCATAATACCCACCTTCATCTGGTGCGACCGGTGATACTGGTGCGACGGGTGCTACGGGTGCTAGTGTTGCTACTGGTGCAACTGGTGCAACTGGTGCTAGTGTTGCTAGTGTTGCTACTGGTGTAACTGGTGTAACTGGTGTGACTGGGTTTGGTACTAATTCACCATCACACACAATAACACCATTTATCATATTTTGTAAAATATCTAAACGAAGAATCGCAAAATCTTTAAAACGCGGTACTTCTAGTAATTCAATCAAATCTTTATTTACATTATTATAATTTTTTCCACGCTCATTATCATCATATTTTATATTATATGTGCCATCTGTATTATTAACCTCTGTAATTATGCCCGGGAAAAATACATATTTATGTTTAACTTTACTCCCTTTTACAATAATATTCTTTTTTTTATTAATTATATACAATAAATTACGTATTCGTTCTTGATGGGTTACTATAAGTGAAACCTTTTTAGATGGAGGTGTAGATTTTGTAGTTGATATTGGGGTTGTTGTTGTCATACTCATGATTTATAAAATTATATATATTATACAAATATATAATTTTGATTAGTCAAACATTTTAATTTCTAAATACATTTCATTTAATCATTCTTCTTGGTAGCAAATGGACCACTAATCAACTCACTCTGTCCATTATCGGTCTTTCCAGTAATAATATTTTCACCTTCGAATAACTCTTTTCTAATATCCGCAGCAGAAATAACGTCTTGTTCCTTCAAAAATTTTTCTTGTGTATTCATATTTTGAATACCCATTAAATTTCCATTCTCATCAATTGTCTGGGTTAAGGATGACCCACTCTTTTCAGCATTTTTAATATTTTCTTCAATCGCCTTCTTCTTGGTTTCCTTAACTCTTTGTTCAAAAGCGGACTTTGCAAAATCCTCATTCTTTACCTTTTCTTGCATCAATTGATTCAACTCATCTTCCATATATTCAACACGCCCTGTCTTGTAAGCCTCTGGATCCCAAGGCATCCATAAACCGACTGGACCAACAAACACATCATGGTTTGGATCCAATTCGCGCAACATTTTACAGCGTAACTCGGATTCTTCCATGGTTGGATATACACCGCGGATTTTTAAACCACGCGTACATGTTTGAAAACTATGCTTGACATTAAACGCGTTTTCCAGTTCTTGTTCGTTTTTATCTAAAAAGGTTTTATAATCGTCCTCTAAAGTAGTCTGTGTCAAATTTTCTTGTTCCTCTTTAATAAAATCTTGAAAATCCTTTATCACATCGTCAAACGTTAATTTATATTTATATGAAACAAAATTCAAAAATTGATGGAATTTTTCCATCGACTTGTTGAATTCCCACTTCTTTAGGAATTCTTCAAATAAAAATATTTCTTTCTGTTTTAAAATCTTATCGGGTGATACAAAAGATACACATACAAATTTCTGTCCGGCGATTGGTTTATCTTCTTCAAGCAAATCAACATATTTAGGATTTGGTTTTCCACTTTGATCCATTTTTGGTTCTACTCCTGCCTTCATATTTTATAAATAATGTAATATAATTCGTTTAAGTATTTATTTAATCATTTATTATATTTCACATTTCACAAAATAAAATAATTAAGAATCTTTTTTAAAAATTTAATAAATAAAAAATAAAAAATAAATAATTTTTTCTTTTCATTTAATATAATATGTTTGACGTTTACGAAATAGTAAAAAGAATAATCAAGTATTTAGTAGAAGGTTTAATGGTTGCCATTGCCGCCTACGCAATTCCAAAGCAAACCCTTAAGTTAGATGAAATTGCGGCTCTTGCTTTAACCGCCGCAGCAACATTTAGTATTTTAGATTCATACATCCCAAGTATTGGCGTTACCGCACGTTCTGGTGCTGGTTTTGGTATCGGCGCAAATCTAGTAGGTTTCCCAGGAGGTCTATAAATTTGTTTTATGTAATAAATTAAAAATAAAATACTAATCAATAACTAGTATTTTATACAATAAAAAATATTATCTCTATATAATACAATATGGCTAAAATGTCTAAAAAGTTTTTTGGTCTATCCGTGTTTTGTTGGGTGTTGATTATTATAGTATTTCTTTTTGTTACTGGAATTGTAAGAGTCGGTTTTGTTTTCGCTGAAAATTTTGAGTCTGGATCTGGATCTGGGTCAGGAGATCCTATTGCGCCAGGAAACTCAAAGTGTAAGAAGAATAAATACAATGAATCACAATGTAATAAAAGAAAAGAAAAAAGTTGTAGTTGGACAATAGATAAATATACAGGTAGTGGAAAATGTATGTGTTGTAAACCGGATCATTAAATTGTGGCAATAAATTCCCAATCCAATTCCTCACATATTTTTTTCCATATGGTATCTTGTTCTATTAATTTTTCGCGATCTTTCAACATGGGTATTTCAGGTAAATACGAATGTTCTCCCAACAGTTCAAACAATTTATACAAAACATAATAATAATGTAAAAAATTCACACGATAGTCCGGACAATGTTTCGCATAAGGATACTGTATTTCCATAAATAAATTACACAATATTTCCTCCAATTCTTGGGCAATAATCGGCGGATTCAATCCCAACTTGTCTTTGATAAAATTAATATGTTCGTAATATTTATTATACCCCAGTTTTTTCAATATTTCTTTAGTTTTGATGTAAGTCATGTTTTTTATATCAATGCGCTCCTTTTTAATCTGTAGTTTCAAATTTTCTAATACATCATCCGGGATTTGCGTTGTTTCTTTACCTTGGAATTGCGCCAATATTTCCTTGAAATGATTTATTTTTTTGTAAGCATAAAAGCATACTTCTTTGGGTGGCTCTTTATAAGATGGTTTTTCATTTTCAATCAAAAACTGGACATTTTTGGAACAATGATTACATATCAATATGCCTTCATCATCAAGCGGTATTAACTCACCTTTATAACATGATTGACAAACGTCGGATGGTTTCAAAAATGAATTAATATCCAAAAACGAGTCGTCTATGTTGGACAAATATTTTTGAAATATATTATTGTTTTGATTTGTAATGACATTATTTGCGTTTGATTCTATTTTAAAGAATGAATTCAGTAACTTGTTTTTTGATTTAGCAGAATTATCCACACCATTGGAAATATTTTTCTTGTTTTCAAAATAGTGAAAAATATATTTGGAATTATCTAGGAAATATTCTTTTTTTTTGGTTTTCATATTTTTGATTTCATTATTGATTTCATTCAGGCGATCTTTGTAGTCCATCAATTCTTCAATAGTCATTGTTAAAGATTTTTCATTTTCTTCAATTTTAGTCATGATTTCTCTTTTTTCATTTTTTAATTTAGGCAAATTATTTTGTTCATCTTTAGTGAATTCATTGATAAATTCATTGTGTTTCCCATCCAAAGTGACATTGCTTTTTTTATTCACCTTGATTTTTTTGGTGGTTTTTGGTTTAAAACTAGGCATATATTGTGTATTTAATAAAAATAACAAAAGTTTTTTAACTTGTTATTCTTGATAATAATTATATTTTTTACATTTTTAAATTTTTAGAAATAAAATATAGTTTAAATTTGTAGATTAGTTTTCTTGGAAATATTAAGAACAAAATATAAAATGGAATTAGACCCAATAAAAATTAAAATTAATATTGAAAATAAACAAGACAAAAATTATGTCTTGTCCATTGATAACGACAAGTTTCACAAAATGGTATTCTTGTATAACGCATTAAACGATGGTTGGAAAATCAAAAAGAAAAACGACAGTTATATTTTTACAAAAAATCACGAAGGAAAAAAGGAAATACTACACGATTCTTATTTGCTTACTTTTATGAAGCTGAATATGGACATAAACAAGTGTGTTTCGTAGATTTACGAGAGGGAGTCTTGAATTATAAGATTATTAATTAATTTTATAATTAAATTAAATTCCATAGAATTTTTTTCTTTAGCAATATTATAAAATGGGAGGCGGTTTAATGCAACTCGTAGCTTACGGCGCTTAACTCTTGGGCGTCAACAGTGAGCTGCTATTATGGGTCACATATCACCATAATAGATAAACAGTGTAAATATGTGGTTAAATATAAATTATAATATTTAACATATAACTCGCTAGTGAATTAAATATTGAACAATTATTATGAAAAAATTAAATATTTATTTCGCAAGATTGTCAAATTGCGGGGACTTCCTTAGAGCTTTAACTACTACTTATTTGTGGTGACATAAATAATACCATTGGGTAATGTCCAATGGCATAGTAAAAACGTTAAAGATTGGATAATCCGCAGCCAAGAATCTTATATCGATTTTGAAAATAATTTAAATATATTTTATTAAATTAAATTAATGGATAATCAAGGAGAAATTTATTGTATTAAGAGCCCCTCTGGTAAAATGTATGTTGGTCAATGTGTTAAAATTTTATCAAGTGGTAAAAAATGGGGATATATTAATAGGTGGAAAGATCATATACGAGATTCGAATGGAAAAAATTGTTGTAGATTATTAAACAATTCCATTAGAAAATATGGGTCTGAAAATTTTTCAATAGAAATATTGAAAGAATGTCCTATTGACGAATTAAATTATTACGAAAATTACTATATTGAATTATTAAATACAATGTCACCACATGGATACAACCTAACTTTAGGTGGGTCATCTGGTAGAAATTCTCAAGAAACAATTAATTTAAAAAGAATAAATATGATTGGAAAAAATTTAGGAAAAGTATATCCGAAAAGAATAAGGAAAAGAGAAGAAGACTCCTCATTACCAAAATATTTAAGACACTATAAAGATAGTAATGGTAAAGAAGGTTATAGAATATCTCATCATCCTTTTTTAAAAGATAAAAGTTTTTTTGGTAAAACAATTTCCTTGGAAGAAAAATTAAACTCCGCATTAAATTATTTAAATACCGCAGATATAAGATTAAGGTTCAACGAGTAGACGGCAATCGGGAATTTATGATGGTTCTAGCAAAACCGGAAATTTCTTAAGGTGTACTCTACCCCTCTTAGAAATATTAGGGATCACATTGCAAGATGTGTACTTAACAGGCAATCCGCAGATTACTTTTTGGAAAGTAACTTACAGACGTTACACCAACTTTTCGATTGAGTCAATCGAACAAACCTTCAACGGTCAAGCCGATTTTGGTCGCCGTGTCACTTGCATCATCTCCAGAAATGGTGATCTTGCATACAGAACATACTTACAAGTAACTTTACCTGAAATCAACCAATTGATGGGCAACTCATCCACCTTATCCTCAGGTGCTCACTCAGTCTATGCTCGTTGGTTAGATTACCCTGGTGAGCAATTAATCGCCCAAGTTGAAGTCGAAATTGGTGGTCAACGCATTGACCGTCAATACGGTGATTGGATGCACATCTGGAACCAACTTACCATGACCTCCGAACAACAACGCGGATACTTCAAGATGATTGGTAACACCACCCAATTAACCTTCATCACTGATCCATCCTTCGCTGATGTTGATGGTCCTTGTGACTCCACCGCACCTCGTCAAGTGTGCGCTCCTCGTAACGCTTTACCAGAGACTACCTTGTATGTTCCATTACAATTTTGGTTTTGCACAAACCCTGGTTTAGCCCTTCCATTAATTGCCTTAAAATCTGTAGGGCAGAAAAGTATCCAACCTAAAGTATCCGAGCAATGCTTTAGGGAAAAATTGTTGTGGTCTCGGGACAATGAAAATTGTCAATCCCAGATGCTAGTCAGTTGCTATTGAATCGCAACTGGCAACATATCCAAATTGCGGGAAACTCTTAAAGATGTAAAAAAAATTTGTATAGATAACTTATATAAAAAGAAATATAGATATAATAGTAGTATCATGAAAAAATGTTGTAAATGTAAAATTGAAAAACCTTTAGAAAAATATGGCAAATTAAATAAATCTCCAGATGGATTAAGATATGATTGTAAAGATTGTAGAAATGAATATAATATTCAAAATAGAGAAAAAATAAAATCTAAAAATGAATGTTATTATAAAGAAAATAAAGAATCTTTACTTGTTAAAAATAAATTATACAGAAATGAAAATAAAGAAAATATATCTAATCAACGAAAGGAGTATAGAAATAGAGAAGATATAAAAGAACATATTAAATATAAGAATAAAGAATACTTGCCAATTCGTAAGGAAAAAATAAAAGAAAAAAGGATTTCAAATTTAAATTTTAAAATAAGCGAAATATTGAGAAGCAAAATTCATAAAATGTTGAAAAATCAAAAAACATCATATGCCAAATATATTGGTTGTGATATTGAATGGTTTAAAAAATGGTTAGAATTTAGGTTTGATAAAAATATGAATTGGGATAATTTTGGTAGTTATTGGCAAATTGACCATATATTACCTATAAATTTATTTGATTTCACAAAAGAAAGTAACATTATGATATGTTTTCATTGGACCAATTTACAACCCTTAGAATCAACAGAAAATCGTAAAAAAAGTAATAAATTAAAATTACACTACTACTATAATAATATTGTTAATGTTTATAGATTTAATAAGTTAAATAATACAAATTTAGGGTACCAAATCGTAAATGAAAGTTTACGATGGCTGAGATTAGAACTCAGGTATGGTAAAAATCCCTCGTATGATAATACCGAAAAGGTATTTGAAATAGACAATCCGCAGCCAAGCCTCTAATTCCATTATGATAAGGATATGAGGACGGTTCAACGACTAAATGGTTATGGGTCTGAGAAGTCTAATCAACTTCGTAGAAGACTTAAGATATAGTCTAGTCCCTGGCTAAGTTCTCATTTATGTAACAAGTTAATCGCAATGAGAATGCCAATAAATACTTCGAAAGAAGGGGTATAAGTGGTTCGTACAGTACCACGAAGTCAAGATTAACCTTGATTTAAGACCAATTGATGAATGTTTATGGGCTGTTACTTCATTAAGTTGCAACACCACCTCAAACCCAAAACAAGGTCCATATGCCAACAGTGCCGCCAACCAATACCAAGTTGGAACTCCAGTCACTGCCACCATCGCATACAACCAATCCCTTGTTGCTGCTTCCTTATACGTTGACTATGTCTTCTTAGACACTGATGAACGCAGAAGATTCGCACAAAACCCTCATGAATACTTGATCACTCAACTTCAATTCACTGGTGATGAATCCGTCGGTTCCTCATCCAACAAAATCAAGTTGAACTTCAACCACCCTGTTAAGGAATTAATCTGGGTCGTCCAACCTGATCAAAACGTAGATTACTGTTCATCACTTTTATGTGATGCAACTTTATTCAAGGTATTAGGTGCCCAACCATTTAACTACACTGATGCCATCGATGCTCTTCCAAACGCTATCCATGCCTTTGGAGGTCCTGATGCCACTGCTGGTTCCAATGCTTTCATTGATGCTCGTGGTTTATTCCAAGATGCTGGTGCTCTTGATGCTTCCATCCCTGATGGATTCACTGGATACTGGCACGGAGGAGTCAACAACAACGCATACAATGAAACCAACTTTGGTGGATCTGCTGTCCCATTAAACCCTGCTGTTGACAATGCTGCCGCATTAGCTGCTCTAGGTTTAACTACCTCCGATTTCGGTGGTAAGGGACACAACGAAGGATCATCAGTATCTGATGCTGGTACCTTCGTATTATCCGAAACCTCTTTGGACATGCATTGTTGGGGACAAAACCCTGTTGTTGTTGCCAAGCTACAACTTAACGGACAAGATCGTTTCTCCGAGCGTGAAGGTTCATACTTCTCATGGGTACAACCATACCAAGTACACACCCGCAGTCCTGATGAGGGTATTAACGTGTACTCATTTGCTCTTCGCCCAGAAGAACATCAACCAAGTGGCACATGCAACTTCTCTAGAATTGATAACGCTACTCTTCAATTAGTTCTTTCCAACGCAACCGTTGAAGGAACAAGAACCGCAAAGGTTCGTGTGTACGCCACCAATTATAACGTGCTAAGAATTATGTCGGGCATTAACACCACCTGTGCCCAACAGTTGGCTGCCACATTAGATATTTGCTTCCTAATGTGGATAAACAGTGTAAAGCAAATATACATTCAACAACATCAGAATGTATTATATAACCAGCTAGTCTTTGTTTGACTATTTAGTCACACGAAGGCAACATTTCTAAAATGCAGGAACATCCTTACAGCCTTTTCTACTACTTCATTATGTGAAAACATTCTGAATACCCAGGGTAATGACCTCGGGCATAGTAACAACGAAAAGGATTGGACAATCCGCAGCCAAGCCCCTAACCGCGATAGAGCAAGCGTATGGGGAAGGTTCAGAGACTATAATGGAATGGGTCTGAGAAAACTAGCAATTTTCGATGATGACTTAAGGGATAGTCCATGTTCTTTATGAAAGTAAAGAATAATACCACTGGGGTGGGTTAGCATACTCAAATTAAAGTAACTAATATAAAAACTATAATAGTTAAAATAACAATTTAAAGAAATCTATATTATAAGTTATATAATATGGATAAATCGATGAATTCATATTTAGACGACTCTTTTTTCGGCATCAATCTATCAGAAAATAAAATTGATTGTAAAATAATAAATAATAATGACACGATAATTAAAGAAATGAAACCTATTTATTTATTTGATAAAAAACTATTATGTGGAGTTATTGAATATGGTAATAATACATATTATTTAGATATTGAGGATAAAGATAAAATTATAAATTTTGAAAAAAAATTTGTTTTTAATAATGAATCTGATATATACCCTTCATTTAACTATAATAACAAACGAATTAATTATTTAGAATTTTTATATGGATACAAAGAAAACGGAAATGTAAATTATATATTCAAAAATGGAAATGAATATGATTTAAGAAAATGTAATATTATTTGCGAACATATTTACAATGAAATTATTATAAAAAATTATTCTGTATTAGAATATATTCCAGGACATTATTCAAAAAATGGAGTAGACCCATATTTTATGAAAAACCCGATTTGGAAGATTCAAGAAAATGGTAAAGAATTATTATTAATGTATTGCGAAAAAGATACTGTTTGTAAATTATGTCCAGTGAGTTATGAAAAAATATTGGATTTTGAAAAAAATATGAACAAAGGAAAAAAAATTACTTGGTTTAAATTACTGAATGGATATATAATTGGAAACAATTTATACATACATCAAATTATTACAGAATGTCATGGAAATGGAAAAGGAACATCATTTATATCAGTAGATCATATTGATAGAAATCCATTAAATAATACAATAGAAAATCTTCGTGTAGCTACAAGAAAAGAACAAGAACAAAATAGTAAGGGAATCGCAGAGGGAACAAAAAGAGAAAGAAAAACGAGTGCGAAACCACTACCAGAAGGAATAACCCAACAAATAATGAAAAAATATGTTGTTTATTATCATGAATGGTTGAATGAAGAAAAAACAAGAAGTCGCGAATTCTTTAAAGTTGAAAAACATCCAAATTTAGATAAAATATGGGTAGGAACAAAATCAAACAAAACACCAATTTTAGAAAAATTACAACAAGCAAACCAGTTTGTTGAAAATTTATAAAAATATAATTCAAGAATATAATGAAATAAATAAATCTAACTATGTATAACATGGATAAAATTCAATATAATGAAAAAAAACAAGAACGACGAGAGAAAAAAAGAAAAGAAAAACGATCAATTGAAGCAGAAGAAGTTATTTTTATTTTTGAGAAAGTTTTAGAAGAATGGAAAACAATAAAAATATTTAACACATTGATTCAAAAAAACCCAAATTCTTTCATCGATAAAAAAAAAGTAGAAACAATATCAAAAGGAAATTGTAAAATATTTCCAAGTGAATTATCAGAAGAAAGATATAAATATTATTGTGAAATTAGAGAAAAAGTATATTCTTATTGGAGTTCTAAAAAAGATAAACTACACATATAACCCCAAAAAACTTTTGTCGTAATCTGTAATCATTTTGATGTATACCTGGTAATGCTTTAGGTTCGTCTCTTTTTTATCTATATTCAACAACAATTTCAAATAATACATGATTTCATAGTTTTTCCTTCAAGAATCAAAACAACACCCACTAATTTATGAACGAGTTGTCGTATTTCTGGAATACTTATTTCATGTCCCATCTTACCAACGATGTCATTATAATTAACCAGAACAGTCTCCATGATATCATTTTATATTTCTATATTATTATCACATACTTCTTCAAAAATATATTTATTTATTGAATACATATATTTATTAGTCCGACTATCTTTATTACCAATTTATTTATCTAGTAATATTTCCTTGGCGATGGTCCTTATTATTTTATTGTAATTCTTCATAGCTTTTTCTTTATCGCTATCACACAAGCTCTGGTCAATCAATTTAGTATACAAATCGCTCTTTTTATGATTTGGATCTTTGTATTCCGGGTTGGCTTTTCCCCAAAGCGACATTTGTTTGATATTCTTGTGCTCAATTTCCTTGATGGCTTTTATCATTTGCTGTTTATCTTCGTCTTTATGCCATGTATTGTTGTTTTTAATATGAATCACTTCCCTTTTTAAATCACTACAGTGAATGGGGCGCTTGCTGATGTCTAACTTATTTAATCCATTTACCAAGATGTTAGTAATCCCTCCACAATACCCTAAAGGTCCAAAATTTTCAAAGTCGGTCAAGGTTAAAATCAGCGATTCCAAGAAGTCGCTTAAATTCAACGCATCTTTACATGTCTCATTCAAAAAGACATTCAAATTGAACTTGTTATTGTTTTGCGTATTTATAATATTGGTTGTTCCCACTCCCATTTCTAAAATCTTCTTTTGTTGTTCAATAATAAGTTCTTTCAATTCCTTATTCTCTTTAAGTTGTTCTTGGAACAAATTAATTAATACGTCCATTTGACCATTAGGGTGTTGTTCATTATCGTTCATTACCTGTATTACCTCATTTTTTTCTTCAATGTTTTCTTCAATGTTTTTGATATTAATATTGTCATTGGTTTCGTCATTGGTATCTTCAGTTATGTCATGATTTGTTTCAGGTATAAAGGTACATTTCTTTTTGTGAGTATATAAGCTTTGCCTATGAGTATATTTTTTTCCACAATCACACAAATATGGTGTAGCATTATTTTTGGAAGTATTGTGTAAGTATGCGTCAGTATTTGACATTGATGTATGTTTTGTGGTAACAATATGTTTTTTATAATTACTATATTTTGAGCTTTTAAAGTCACAAATATCACATACATATTTTTCGGCATTTTTGGCATTTTTTAGGGATTTGATGGCTCCACAAATGTAAGTATCCATATATATAAATACTTACAAAAAAATGCCTAAATCCTTTTTCATTAAAAACTATTTTTTATGCTCACAAAATTATGCTCTCGTGGAAAAATCCACGAAAAATCCTGGAGAGCATTATGCTCTAAAATGACCAAAAAACACGTTTTTTCAAGAGAATCCCTCTGATTTTCAAAAATGGACATACCAAAAATGTCCATTTTTACTTTTTCCAATTACTTTTGTTTGAAAATTAGAATTTTTAGAATCTAGACTCTTCGGTATTTTGAATAAAAAACAAGTAAACCAAACACTTTTTATTTGAACATCCTTTTCTCTCAAACAAGTAACTTTTAAAGAATAAAAATGTAAATAAAAAGTATAAATACAAATAATGAAAATAGCCTTATGCTTTTTAATTAGTTACAATCACGAGGTGAATAAGGAACATATCTGGAGAGAATGGATAGAATACAACAAGGATATAATCAATGTATACTTTCATTACAAAGATATCAACATGATCAAGTCACCTTGGATAAAAGCCCATGCAATACCTAGGGAATACACAGTTGAAACCTCTTATTATCATGTAGTAAATGCTTATTTGTCTCTCGCATATTACGCCATATTACATGACAAGGAAAATACCCAATTCTGTTTTTTAACCGAGGCGTGTGCACCAATTGTTCCACCCGCCAAATTTAGGGAAATCTTTATGAATCACCACGACAAAAGCATTATGGGGTGGAAACCAGCATGGTGGAACCTGGAATTACATAAACGCGCCAATTTGCGTCTCTTGGCACCCGAGTTTAGACTCGCAAATGAACCGTGGTTTATTTTGAGTAAACAAGACATCAATCATTGCCTCCTGTATTCAAAAGTGAATCGCAGTATATTTAAATTAATATGTAATGGTGGTCTAGCCAATGAAAGCATTTTTGCCATCATTTTGTATTCAATGGGAACACTCAATGACGTCATTAACGAAATCACCCATTGTGTGGATTGGAATAGAAGAAGTAGTCCCACGAGTCCGTATGTATTTAAACACGGTAGACAAGAAGATGTAGAATACATTCAAAAATTTACAAAAGAAAACAAGTATACTATGTTTTTGAGAAAGGTTTCACCAGAATTTCCAGATGAAATTCTTTTTAGATTTTTATATCAATGAGAGAAAAACAATATAAACAGGTTTTCATATTGTTTTTATATTATAAAATGTCGCAATTACATTTGAATGTAAAATACCTATGCGAAGACGCTTGTGAACCGCTATATGGTTCTGAATATGCCGCAGGTATGGATGTATTTTCAGCTGTCGATGAATCCATCCCTCCCAGAACGCGAAAACTGGTCGGCACAGGTATTTCCGTTTCATGGAAAGGGTGCGACGCAGAACACTACTATCTTCGTGTCGCGCCACGATCCGGATTAGCTGCCAAGTCATGCGTTGATGTTAGCGCAGGTGTAATAGATTATGATTACCGTGGTGAAGTATTTGTTTTACTTGTGAATAATCACAACGAAAACCAGTTTGAAGTAAAAAAAGGCGATAAAATTGCGCAATTAATCATGGAGAAAATAAATCGTCCAATCATAGGAATCGTGACTGAACATACCGAGACCAAACGCGGATCGGGCGGTTTTGGATCAACCGATGTACCAAAAAACGAACCACCCATCCATAATAAATTTTATTGACTAGAAGACCTCCACTCTAACACTTCCATCTATTACCACAATCAATACAGGTGACAAATGTAGTCATCGGTTCATCCGCTGACCGGGTCTGCATCTGATAATAGGTACATTTCTTTGAACGACATTTACGACAAGTGAAAGTATCTGTCGCAGCCTCCATCGTAGTCTCATATTTACTCTTGTCGCGTTTTATTTTTGCTTGAATAAGAGGCTCCCATTTGACCGGATTCATTTCTTGATGAGTCATAAACGCAATCATGTGCGCTTTTATTTGTCCGCTTGTTAATTGCCCTAATAATTCAGGATTCTTCAAATTGAAATAAATACTGCGTAAACGGTCGACATATATTTGAACAAAATAGGGATTGTCCCATTTTTTTACTACTTTACGATTGGTCGCCTCTTTTAGGCAATAATTATAAATTCCTTTTTCCAAATTTTCAGTCTTTTTCTCATTTTCAACGACCAGGTTTATTTTTGAACGAATATTTTTACGAAAGACTTCAGGGTTTTCTACTTGTCTCATATTATGTGTCTTTTACTATAACACATAATATGTATTTATATCAAAATCAATTTTATTTTTGTATTTACAATTGATTTTATCAATCTAATCTTTCTTCTTTTTTGTATTTAGACATGAAAATACGCTCGTAACACCAGCATCACCGCCATCGTCATCACTATAATCATATTCTTCTTCGCTTAATTCAGATCCAATGTCTTCCAGTTCCAACTCTTCATCCACATCATCAGAACCGTTAACATCATCACTTTGTTCCAACACATCACTATCATCATCATCACCACTTCCATATTCTTCATCCTCATCACTATCCACGACAAAGCCGTCTTTCAAATACCCATGTTTCGTCTTTTTCTCCGCAGGAACGCCTTCAAGTTCATCCACCTCATTTTCATCTTCGGCGCATGTCGCAGTTAAATCTTCAAACCCGCCGAATAATTTTTCGTATATTTTGTTCCATAATTCAATTGTTAAATGACACAACCCATATTCTGAATTGTCCTTTTTCACATACGATACCAAGACGCAATTACCGAAAAACAATGTGCTATCCACGGGTGGCGGAAAATCATATTTATTTTCTGTATTTGCCTTACCATCGGTCTTACCGTAAAGCACTACAACATATTTTTTTCCATCGATTTTAACATTTGACCATTCAGTTTGTTTCACAAAATCCTCCGCTTTTTTAAAACCACATTTCTTGTATAATTCGTCTTCTTTGTATTCCTTTATATTCAAACTTTTTAAACTCCCATTTTTTTCAACAATAATGACTGAAATATTTTGTATTTCCATAGTAGTTACTAATAATATTAGTAATGGGTTTAAATAGTTTACACTAATAATATTAAGATTCAACATTTAGGAAATACAAATGAAAATATATGTAAATTCATATAATCCATTGGATATGTTGGATAAAATCAAAAAAATAGACGCTAATTTTAGAAAATCCACAAAATATATAGAATTTCTTTCAAATGATGGACTTTATAAAATAGAAAACAACAATTTATTTAAACTACACCCGATTGATTACCCGGTACAGATATTGAAACAATATTATAAAAATGTGGTGTTATTTATTGATAAAAGTTATTTTAAGGCAGAAAATATATATTCACAAATACCACCCGAGCATGAGATACGAGATGTCACTTGCTTTTATTATGAAGTTTGCGATTCCAAATTGCTATCATCCAAAAAAAAGAATGATTATTCTATACAGCTTGTTGTAGAAGGAACATATAAGGAAAAGGAGATCAATTTACAAACAAATTCAAACAATGCCAATAATAAATATTATCGTTTTGTACCCCACGATTTTTATTTTATAGTAAATGACAATTTTGATTTTGATAATTATTTTTGTAAAGAAACAATCAATGAGTTTTTATCCCAGTTATTCTAATATTTACATAGTATAATTATATGTTATTTTGGACAGTTCAAACCATTCTTATATCATTTATTTTAATTTTTTTAGTCCATCATTTAATTACTTATTTCAAACAAATATTGACAGTGCCTAAAACAAAAGATTTAGTAAATTCACCAATTCAAAAATATAATGAGATGTTTAAGATTATATGCGGGACCACAAAATCGTGGAATTCTAACGCAAATCCAATAAATCCAAATATAGAAAATTATTTACCTAAACAGGGTTTTACATCAGAAGAAATAAAAAATGATGTAAATCAAGAGATGAAGAATGAGCTTAAAAGTTTTTTAAAAAAACAAATGACACAGAGTTCTTCGACAAATAGCACAACGACGGATATATCAACATTAGATTCATATGGATCTTCGTCATATTATTCCAATTATTAGTTTTTTCTTTTGGTTTTTCTAGTTTTTCTAGATTTCTTGGATTTTCTGGATTTCCGGGATTTCCTGGATTTCCGGGATTTCCTGGATTTTTTACCTCCACCATAACTCTCTTTTTTATCAGGGCGTCTCAAAAGTTCATTTGAAAAATCATCATTCGGGTCAAATTCAACAGTTCCCCATGCATTTTGAAAATCTTCGCTATTAGGATCTTTATAGTTTTCATACATATATGATAATTGATCACCCGTCATTAATCCGCCAGGTTCTACACCATAGTGTTTTTCATATCTATCGTGATACAATGCTATTTGTCGTTCCTTTGGTAATACAGTAAGTTGTTCTTTTCTTGTTTCTTTTGTTAATTTACCAGAATCTGATCTTTCCATATTTTCTTCTTCATTTATTCTTACTCTTTTTTTTGGGGGAGTTTCAAATTCACTCATATATTATGTAAATATTTTATTCTAAACCAATGAATATAATAATATACTCCTAAAATATACATGATGACTCTATTACAAAGCGTGATATTTATGATGCTACTGAGTTTTTTTATACAATATTATGTCATGAGTGTCATTATGACGAATGATCTCACAAATATCCGTAATAGTTTAGGAAAAGTGTACATGTCCGGAATCATGGCACTCCTCATGGGAATCGTGGAAGTCGCCATGAATGATTATTACATGAATATGATATCCGCAAAATATTATATTGTTTTATTTATCCTTCTGGGAACCTTATATTATATGTACAAGACGCAACAATATATATACGATATTGATTATTTGAACGAAATGATAGAACATCATTCCATGGCTCTAACAACTTCGGGTGAAATATTGAAAAAGACGAGTGATCCAAAAGTGAAAATTTTAGCGTCTAAAATTATCAATACTCAAGAAGATGAAATACAATACATGAAGAGTTTATTGGGCAAATAAATATTTTTATATTAAATATAAATAAATATAAATATAAAATATAAAGCATACATAATGATGAAAAAGTATATATTTGTATTATGTCCACCATTTCACGGATCAACAATCATTGTAAATTTATTATCTAGTTCAAGTAAAGTTTCATCATTGATGAGTGTTCAACAACATGGAGAGTCACAATGGTTGTATAAAAATCATGGAGACACAACTTATGAAGATAATAGATGGGATCCTAATTATAATTTGGATATGGATATGGTAAAAAATATATTTGATATATACTTTGATAATGAAAAAATATTTTTTGTAGAAAAATCACCACCAATGATATGTAGAGCTGAAAAATTTCAAGAATATTTTTCAAAATTTGGAGAAGTTTATTTTATTATTTCAATTCGTAATCCATATAGTGTAAATGATAACAATAGTATTCAAGGTTGGGTAAAATTTGCGGGATATCAAAAAAAAAATATAGAAACATTAAAAAATACAATTGTTACGAGTTATGAAGAAATATGTTTACATTTGGATAATTTTATTTTAAAAATACAAAAAAAAATTCCGGAACTAGATGATATGAAAAATTGGGATAATCATCTTGCGAAAAACACGAGTTTTGAAAGATCTAAAATGATACACGGGAATAAAGTGGATCGGTATATAAATAAAGAGGAAAAAACGCAAGTTCTCAAAAATAATATAGAATTATTACATTATTTTGGTTATGAAATTCTTGAATAATAAATATTTTTAAGTGATTTAAAGATTTCACAATAAATATAAATACAATACAACATCAAAGAATGTTAAAAGATTACGAAAAAGAAGAAATCATAAAAAATTTCCCCGCCATAGAACTTTCTTATGAAACAATAGGACATAATAAAGTTTACGATTTCATTTTATGTATTCCCGAGGGAAAAAAAGTTTTTGCCTGGTTTACGACATATAAAAAACAAAATGTATGTTTTCTCATGGAAATCAATACAGAAACAAAACAAATTATAAATATAGAATACGCGGTATGTTGTTTTCACGATCATTTGAGTTTTGGTACGATTTTTTATGGAACCATTTTCAAATATGAAAACACTCGTTTCTTTTCAGTGGAGGACTTGTATTATGTCAAGGGTCGTCCTGTACATATGAAAAATTATAGTGAAAAACTGGAATTATTAAAACATATATTCGCAAATGATATCAAACAGGTGTCATATTATCAATACCAAATGGTGTTTGGACTTCCAGTGATTGATAATAATTACCAACATATTTTAAATATTGCCACAATTCTTCCTTATAAAGTCAAATATTTACAATTTAGACAAAACAGCAAACACATGCCAATTGTCAATTGTGTATATTATAAATCGAATTTAGGAGAAAAAAGGTATGGCAACAATAACGCACCCCCTCAACAAAAGAAAGAATACATATTTAATGTGAAACCGGAAATACAAAGTGATATTTATGGGTTGTATGTGTATAATCATGATAGCAAGAAATGTGATTATTATGTTGAGACCGCATGTATACCAGATTTTAAAACAAGTGTCATGATGAATAAATTATTTCGAAAAATCAAGGAAAACGAGAATTTGGATGCTTTAGAAGAAAGTGATGAGGAGGAGGAATTTGAAAATCAGGACATAGATAAATTTGTTCATTTGGACAAAGAATACAATATGATATGCGAGTACAATTACAAACATAAAAAATGGACGCCGTTGCGTTTAGCGCCACGGGGGCAACGCGTGGTAAACAAAAACGATTTGGGTCGTTTATAGTTTAATTTAATTTTAAGAAAAACAAAAAACATAAAACATAAAACATATAAAATAATATTATCTTATATATAATGGCAACCATGAATATAAATTCACCCTTAAGTCCCTTTACATTTAAAGGTAATATAATGACTCCCAGTGCGAATATAAATCCAAATTTAGTAAATGTAGACAATTCAAGTTATTCGGGTGGTTTTGGAAGCAATGAAACATCCCGTAATTTTCCTTCAGTTTTAAACAAACTACCAATCAGTAATGTAGAAGCAGCAGCCGCGTCAAAATTACAATCTGGTGGTGCGCCGAGAAGATGTGGAGGAACAAAAAAAAATAAAAATCCATTCAAATTAAAAATAAAAAATATTGTGAATAAGTATAAGAAGATGACGTCCAAATTTAGTAAAAAGATTACATTAAAGAAAATGAAACAAAGATTATCCAAAATGTTTAGAATGAAAAAGTCAAGACACGTAAAACATTCAAGAAAACATTGCGCGTCGCGTAAAATAAAAATGCGCGGTGGTGGATACCATCAATATATGGGAAATGTCCCAAATACACCCGTATACTCAACTGGTGGAACTTTATCACCAAGTTTGTTAGGATTAGCAAATCCAGTACCATTTCAAGTATTAACAAATACAGGCGCTTGTACAGATAATTACAATCATTTTACCAACAGTGGAAAACAAATCTGGTAAATATCTTGGCACAATTATATTATACTTTTACACATATTTACATTTCAAAAGTATATTTTACACGTCTATTTAGACAAATTTAACCTACCATATTGTAACTTTTTCTTCTGTTTTTATTCTTCAAGAAGTGAAAGACAAAATTTAAAAATTTTATTTTTTAAATAAAATTTTCTTTTCATTATATATGACCCCTTTAGGAACATTATTAACAGTATTTGGAATTTTAATTGTTGCTGGCGCATCATATGAAATATATAATGAAACAAGTTCCCATCATCGAACAAAACATTATCGCGAAAGATCAAGATATCGTCGTGATAGAACAAGACATCGTCGTGATTATTCAAAAGATAAAACTACAAATGATTTTTTTGGGTTATTTAAAAAATCGCGACGTCATCGTGATAGACCAAGAGACCGCAGCAATTTGACAAAATATAGGACTAGATATAATACAAAATATAATAAATCAATAAATAATTTTTTCGGGTTATTAAAAAAATCACAAAAAAATAAATCACAAAATAAATATCTAAAAGATAAAAAAATAACGGCTAAAACATATAATAAATTTGTTAATTTAATAAATAATACGAATAAAAGAAAAAATACAGGTCTTCAAAGTAGGAGAAATACAAGTTATAAAAATAGTAGAAATACGGACGATATGAATAGTTTAGAAAAAAGACAATATTATTTAAATAAATTCAAATATAATGTTCACAGGACCAAAAAAAGAAGAAGAAGAATATATATTTAGAGTCCTGAATATATAACTATTTTTTATTTTACAAAATAAAAATCTAACTTCTCAAAAGCTTATAAAGGTTTTACTAAAGAATATTAAAAGCAATCTATTATGTATATGTATAAATATAAATATAAATGATATTTTTATACATATTTTTATTTATGAGTTCACTGTATTCAATATATTGTTTAGAAGTAAAACCAGTAAAATTATGCGTAAATTGTAAACATTTTTTATTGAATCATCCTTCATCAAATGCGGAAAATGGAAAGTGTTTATTATTTCCAATAAAAAAAATAGATAAACCCGTTAAAAAAAGTATGACCAAATATACATCTCATATAGATTATGAAAAATGTATATTTGTAAGAAATAACGAAGACATGTGTGGCAAACAAGGAAAATATTATGAACATAAACATGGGAACATCGATGAAATGAATGAATTTTTGAAAAAGTTGATGAGAAAATTTCCAAGAAATGATGATATGGACTTTTTACAATGTCCAAATTAGAGTTGTTAGATTTTTACACATTTTTCTTTTTAATAGGAAGTAAACATTTTCCTTGTAGCAAATCATTTTTTTCATCACAAGACTCAACATTACAACCCCCGCCTCCATCAAGTTTGGGATTATATAAAACTTTCCATTTCCCGACGTCAAGATTATAATTCAAATTAGACGAATGAATGATTTTATAGTTTTGTTTTTTATAAAATGTTTTTCTTTTGGACCATTGGTTTTTGAATGGTTGATGCTCATCAATAATATCCACCACAATAGGCGAACCGTGTTTTTCACGAAGAATACGCCCAACCGCTTGTTCTATATCCGTTTTAGGAGTCGCCATAATAAGAGTCGTTAATGTCTTGATGTCCAACGCCTCCGCCGCCATAGAATATGTGGCAATAATCACTTTTTTAGTCTCGCTTTCTTTTAACGCAGCCTCTTTCATACCACCTACATAATAACCAACACTCGCAATATTTCGCGCTTCAACAGCATCATACAAATATTTCAACAGATTTTTATTATGTGCTAATATCATGATTTGTTGTTTTATATTTTTTTTACTACTTTCTTGTAATAAATCCACCAACACACTCAAAATAAATTCACTGCGATGATTAAATCCGCATAATTTGGTAATCATGGTGCTATATTGAACTTGACCCCGATAATCCGTGACGACTTCTTTAAAATCCTCATCATTTGACACGTAATCAATTGCCCGGACAACGACGCTATGTTGTTTATCTCGTTCTCCCTTGTAAACGACGTCGCCCAAAAACATTTTAAATATTTTAGTTGTTCCATCTTTGCGATTCATAGTCGCGGATAATCCCAACATATATTTGGTTACTATTTTAAACAGAGCACACGAAAATACCTCACTTGATATATGATGTACTTCGTCAATAATAGTTAATCCAAAACTGTCAAACATGGACCCTGGATAATCTTTCATAGAGAGCGACTGTAGCATACCAATGACAATATCCTTGTCTTCAATATCAACAATTTGACCCTGAATTTTTCCTACGCGCGCACTGGGAAGAAATTGACGAATGCGTTCAATCCACTGATTCATGAGGAATTCTTTGTGTACAATTACCAAAGTTTTCTTAAGCAAAACGCTAATAATATTGATAGAAAGAACGGTCTTACCCGCAGCACATGGGAGTTCAAGTAAACCACAACCACCATCACTCCCATACTTGCCTACATGATCAATATACGTTTTTACCACAGGTTTTTGATGGTCGCGCAAATCACCCATAAACTGAACGCTAATATCGTCGCCGGGAGGTATTTTGTTTTTTATATGGGGACCAAAATAGGATTCACCAAAATAACGCGGGACATAAAATTTATTATCAGATTCGCGATATACCGGAAAAGTATGAGCTGCCTGAGTCATCACCGCACCTTGCGTAATAGGTTTTGCTGTTAATTCGCGTTTTAATTCTTCTTGTTGTTCGGGTGTTAATTCATTTTTCAATATAGTGTATCCTTTTTGACCGAGGTATCCGCGTGGTTTATTCGAGGTCTTGTCAAAAGAGTCCAACTCTAAATGATTAAGTAATTTTGGCGATGGGTTTTGGGTTTTCTTTTTAAAATACATTCTATTTTGTAAATATTTTGTATTTTGTATATTGTATTCATTTAGTAAAATATTTTAAAGTCAATTTTTATTTTGATTTATTTTGATTTTTGAAATTAATTTTCAAATTATCACAGAATATAATCTATGAATATGATATATGGAAAGTTTTGATAGCCTATTCAAAAAACAAAATACGGGTCAAGTCATTTTATTAATTTTATTCATTATTTATTTACTAGCCGGATACAAGACCCCTGAATTATTGGCAAGAGGAATCGATACGATGATTGGAAAAATAGTAGTCGTAGTTGTTGCGCTTTTATTATTTTCATGTTCTAATCCAATTTTAGGTGTATTAGGATTAGTCGTTGCTTATGTATTAATTCGCAGATCTGAAATGAAAACCGGAACATATGCGCTTGAAAGATATATGCCTACGGAAGAAAAGAAGGCGTCTAATTTAACAGCATTTAATCAATTTCCATATACTTTAGAACAAGAAATGGTGAGTAAAATGGCGCCTATTGAACATACTGTATATGAACCTGCGTCCTTTGTCCCATTATTAGACAATACTCATGATGCTTTACCAGTGTAAATATATATGTGTTTTTGAAACATATATACATTATTTATTCAACCAATATAAAGGATTTAACCAATCATTCTTTTTTTTCCATTCAATCATTTTAGAATAATGTGTATCATAATTTTCTATTAAAAAATCTTTTGTAATTAAATTCCATTCTGAAACAATAACTATTGGTAAGTCATTATAAAATTTATCCATTTCAGTATTTGTACATTTAATAATAGGGATTGAATTTAAATATAAAGATTCATATATACGATGACAATCAATACCAGTTTCTTCTGGAGATAAAATATATTTTGATTTTGACATATTTATATAAAATTTTTGTATTTCTATATTTTCTTCATTTATAACCCAATCTAAATAATGAAATGTATTATAACATTCACTTCTTTTTTGTATATTTGTTTTGATAATAAAATTCATATAGAGTATATGTATTTTTTCATCCTTATTCATTACAGGTATATTTTGTATAATTGATACTGTATCATTTGGATAATCTCTAAACCCAATTGGAATTGATTTTACATTTATATTGTTACATGTGTTGTTGATTGAATATATTCTAAACACATAATCTTTTATTAAATGATAATGATTATCACTAAAACGAATATCACTATTATGTGTGATTAAATTAAATTTATTTTTAGGTGGATTATTATTCAAGTGAGTGACAAATAAATCAAAATAATCTAAATTCAAAAAAACGAAATCATTTAATTTGACTTCAATTGATGAAAATGTTCCATTATATCTCGGACAAATACACCATTGCGAGATTTTATAAAAAGAGTATCCTGAAATATAACTATTTTTTATGACTTGATTTTTTAAAAGAAACGTGCTATTTCCCTCTTCTTTTTCATAACCGAGTATTGGTTCTCTACAAATGAAATCGACGGGTTTTAAAATTTTTGTAAAAATAACGTCGTTCGGATTATTATTATTATTATATTCATGTATAAAGTCATTCAATAAAATATCTACATTATTTTTATTTACTAATATAGCAATTGGACCTCCTAACCAAAAATTATTTTTATTATATTTTACTGAATCACAATTATTATAGAATCTGCCTGATTCATGATAATCAATACCATCCATATTATATTCTGAATTTAAATGTCCTATTTTAGAAATATCATTATATTTTCGACCCCACAAATAACCTGGACATAAATGTAAGCATCTCCAATTTTCAGGTAATAATATAACGGTTTTATTTATTTCTTCCAAAAAATTATTAATTGGAAAAAAATCATTATCGCAAATTATAGCATAGTCAAAATTAATTTTTTTAAATAAGTTTATACTATTAATAGTCATTTCAAATGATATATCGTTTATGGATTTATTTTTTAAAATATAATCATTCAAAAGAATAGGTATATTATAATTACTAAAATTATTTATTATATTATTCATTCTTTTTAAAGATGTATTATTATTTGGAATAGTAGTAGTTATAATAATTATATTTGACTGATTTATCATTATTATATATTTATACATCTAACCTTTTATATCCATTTCAAAAGTATTTATAAAATATTTCTTCAGAAAATATGCGAGCAAAAATACAGCAATAATTATGATAATAATTACAAAATACAACATTCCGTCACTATTCATAAGATTTAACGCATTTGATGATTTATTTTTTACATAATCTTCCATTGGCTCACCAATATCCAACGCCTGGCAATCCATGGTTAAATTACTAAGTGACGCCGACATACTTGGACCTCCATTATTTACATATATAGGCACAGATACAACGGCGGGATTGCTGCTAACGCGTGTTATTATTTTTTGTAACGTAGTTAAACTTTCATTTGTTATTCCAATCGCGTCACCAACTCCATACACAATGACATCACGAGATCCACTGCTATACGTATAAAATGATTTTTTTGGTACTACATCATTTAGGGTAAATGTACCTGTTCCTTTATTCGTATTTTGACCTGCCGATGGAGCCATTGTAGAAACCGCCGTAACAATATTTTGTAGTATACTAGACGCATTAACAGTCACTCCAGAAGTACTGACTGGAATATAAACCATGAGACTATTACCACCATATAACGGGACATGTGTAATACATATTTCTCCACTTGTCGATACGCCATTATAATAATGTAATGAAGGAGAATAAATATTTATACTAGAAACTTTGTATTGAACATTATTATAGGTAACACTGGGGTTATCGTCATATGTCACTTGTATATATGTTCCAAAATTTGTTGATGTAGGATTTGTAACGGAACTATAATTAAATGAATAATCGCATTTTAGTTTACATTCACCAGCAACACTTTGTGATGAAATATTTAATGGTTTGGCTTTTGAAACAGCGGCAGCGGTAGATGCGACATTTATAGTATTTGGTTTAATCGGCACATTATTTTGTATATTTGTGGGTTTAATTTTTAACGGATTATTTGTTTTATTATTTGAAAATGCTTTTGATGGAGGAGGTGGTTTTGATGTAACGCCTGGTTTAGCTGTAGTAGTAGGTTTTGAAGAAGTTTTTTTATCTTTATCTGCCATAATTATATATTATATAAATAATGAGATAAATAATTAAATATTATTTTTTAAATTATATATAATTATGAAATTAACTAAAGGTAAGTTAATAAAATTATACGATAAAAAAAAGCAAACAATGAAAAAATACAAAACTACGTCTCAAAAATCAACCGAAAAAAACAAGTCGTTCAAGAACAAAAAAGCAGTAAATTTACATAATACGACATTAAAACATTTAGAAATATAATAAAATATATGTTCACATATTATAACAATTTTATTAATGAATACACTCTATATTATACCTTATTCAGCTACGGGTATTTCGATTATTGCTAGATTCATTTTTATGTATTTGCTCTATACAAAAAAATCAACAAATATATATTCACTGATTTTTTGTATACTGAATATCATATCTTCATCTTTATGGATAAATTACAGTATTATTGTTTCAGACTTACCCATTACTATACGGGGATCAAGCGATTTACTATTATTCACCATTTCATGTGCTTATATAATGTATAATAGAAATCAAGAATACATCATTTTAAAATTAGTCTTACCAAGGTAAATACTGTATGGTGTTTGTTTCATAAATAGTCACCTTAAAACCCTGATTATATCCCTCAACAAAAACTCGGTCGCCACCATTTAGTTGATCGCAACCATATTCATTTGTACAACTACGACCATTATAAACAATCGGTAATTTTACACTGTTATTTTGGTCACTCATGGTATAATACTGCCATTTGTCACGATTTACATATAAAGGTCGCCCCATTAAAGGCAATATTTTATCTTTTTTGCTGTTATTGTGTAGAGGTGTTAAAATTCCCATTTGACGATAACTCGTATCAACAAAACCAGGATTGGTTGGAACATTAATAGGGACAACTCTTCTAGGATTAGGCACAAAATAACGTTCATCGGCAAGAGGTGGTATATAGGGGTTCAATAAAACGTCCGGGGTTTGATTATTATATGGATAATTGGGAATGAAATCTGGCGGGAGGACCCTGAAATCGCGGTCTTTTTTTACATTGACAATGACATTGTTTTCTTTCTTAATAACAGTAATATAAAGTAAATAACCTAAAATAAAAATAAATAATACAAGAAAAAAGAGTGTTACATTTTCAATACATATGACTCCTGGAATACATTTTTTGTTTGGCATATATATTATATATATAATATATGTCAAACCCCAGAGATTTAATTTCCTTCTACAGGCATTTGTAAATTTTTTCCAACATTTGTTAAACTACCTAAACTTTTTAGGTCAAAACCTTGTAATAACCCCTTTGCTTGCTCCATTAATGGACTCATACTTTTCATTGCGTCTGCTAATTCCAATTGTTGTTTCATTAATTTTTGAGTATCATCCGTTAATTGCTTAATACCATTTCCTCCTAAAATCTTGTTTAAATCTTCATATGCGTCTTCTACGGTAGAGGCATAATCGATTCTATTTGGTTTATTATACATGGACGACATTGGCTCGCTGTTTGATGATGTTTTTGGAGTTGTTGACATTGTTGATTTAGTTGTTTCTTTTGTCTTTCCTTCTGTCATTTTTTTTGCCAATAATTTTTGTAATTTATCAGTTTTTTCTTTAAACGCGGCTTTATCTGCTTTGGTAGATATTCCTTTTTCAACCATAGAGTCGATTTCTGCCTGAAGTTCCTTTATTTGATCATCAATACTTTTACTCGCATTTTCAAAACTTTCCTTAACCGTTTTTCCAACCATTAACACACTTGTTAATACTAAAGGAACAGTTAAAATAATAATCATATTTTTACTAAAAAAGGTTGTTAAAAATCCTACTAAAATAAAGAATATAATAGAATTAAAATTTCCGGTAATCATGTATCCAAAAAGATTAATGATTGCTAAAATAAAAACAAAATATAAAACATATTTATTTTCAAGCATTTTTGATACATTTTGTTTATCCATAAATTTTGGTAATTTTGGTAATTTTGGGAATTTCATGATTATATATATTACAATTAAAAAAAATTGATAAATATTAATAATTTAATGTATAAATCATATTTCATAAATGTATATATATTTGTCATAAATGAACCAAATGAACCAAATGAACCAAATGAACCAAATGAACCAAATGAACCAAATGAACCAAATGAACAAAAAGAAAAAAAATTATTTGTTAATATGCGAACTATTCCATCCTCATTTACATGGCTATGATATAAATGAAAGCGACCCTAATATTCACGGACATCATTTGATCATTCATATAGATGATAATAATCATCAAGATAGCGAATACTATAGCAACAGTGATAGTGACAGCAATAGCGAAGACGATTATTTTATATTAAACAAAGTAATGATAGATATTTATAAAAAAAAATACAAATATTTAACAGAGTCTTATAAAAAAAATAATTTGGAAATATTTCATCCAACAATTCGAAATTATTTTAATATCATTTCCCAAGATAATTACATTACGCCACAAATTGGTTATCAGGTATATTTATCAGGGAATGAGTGTGTTGCCATATTGAAAACCTTTTGGTTAAGAATTATTCAAAGGTGTTGGAGGCGTGTTTATTACGCGCGTAAAGAAATGTTGAAACCCCCAAATATTATACAATACTTGCGAATCCGAGAAACAGGCCCGAATTATTGTATACGCATTCCTAGTATACACGGTATGTTTTGGGCAACCTCATATTTAATAACTGGATGATGTTCTTTTTCTTGATCGAGTACTTGTCGTAGTTGTATATCTATGTTTATTTCTACGACGAGATGAAGTACTTTTTTTATCTTTTTGTCGTCTGTGATATGTTTTTGGTTTGTTGTTATTGTTATTGCCAATATAAAATCCGCCCTTCATAATGATGCGTTTTTTCATGCCTTTTTTTATTTTTCGTGTAGAATATTTACCACGATGTCTTCTTCTGCGACCACCCCCTCGTACTTTACTACCACCAGATACAGGATTTCTAGATGACAATATATTATTAATATCTGTTTGTAATGCTGTAAGTGTATCCATTATAGATTTAAATTTAATATTACCACTATTATTGTCTTCACTGGATATAAGAGTTCCTATTAATGTATTTATATGATTTAACGCCTTTTTAAAATATTCAATTCTATTATTTGATTCATTCAAAGCGTTTTTTGCACTTTCTAATTCACCAGTAAGATTAGTTTTTTCTGTGGTTACAGCAGTCAAATCTTGTTGTAAAGAGTCTTTTTCAGTTATTGCTATTTTAAGTTGTCCTTCCAATGATTCATGCTCTCCTCTTAACTCGGCTAATTGTGCTTCTACCTGAGTTTTTTGTTGTTCTAATCCAATGATTAAATCATTTAATTTAGTTACTTCAGCACCCGATTTACCCGCTAATGCGGTATTTTGTTCTGTTAAATCTTTTATTTTAGAATTTAAACCTTCTATAATTGTGTTTAAAGTAGCTATTTGATGTTCTAAATCTGTGTTAGCAAAATTTAAACCCCTTATTGTATCTTTGATTGGATCATACTTATTTTGTAAGTCTGTTAACTCATTATCTAGATTGTCAACACGAGAACTCAAATCATTAATTTGATTTTGATAATTACTTGATTTATCTTCTTGATCACTTAAACCTGTTCTTAATTCGTTAAAATATTCAACGATACTAGCAACAAGAGGTTTTAATTTTTCAACCTCTTTGCTAACATTCGTCAAAAAAATGTTTTTATCATTTAACATACTAGTAAGTTGATCCACATTTTGAGTTATAGAATTCACAAGCTTTATATCTTCTTCCATATATAATAACAAAATATTATTTTTATTATTATACAATTCAAGAATGAATAATTTCTTCTAAACTTTTTCTAATATTTTTAATTTCGGTCAATACCCGTTTTTGTTCTTTATTTGTTTCAAGTATACCCTGTTCTGTTAATTTACTATTTACCATGATATTTTTAATATAATCATTCAAAAAGTTCAATGTTTTTAATTGGTCTTCTTTTTGTTTGATAATAAAATTATAATATTTTTGATAATCATTATTGACATTTTTTAAAAAAATATTGTCGCCAGACGTTTTTTTTAAATATTTTTGTTTTTCCATTAATAAATTTTTTTTAAATTTTATTTCTTGTTCTATTTTTGATAAACAATTTTCTTTTTCTGCTAAATTCATAAATGGAGGATTGTCGGCTTTTTTATTAGGATTTGATCCTTCGCCTAATCCCAATCCTAAAGGTGGTTTATTTTGGTTTTTTAAATTCAAAGGACCGTCATCATTATATATATTTAAATTAGGTTTTATTACAGGCTCTTCTAATAATTTTTCTAATTGAGCTTCCAATGGTGCTTCTTTTAATGATGCTTCCAATGATGCTTCCAATGATGCTTCCAATGGTGCTTCCTTTAATGGCGCTTCCAATGGTGCTTCTTTTAATGGCGCTTCCTTTAATGGTGCTTCCAATGGTGCTTCCAATGGTGCTTTCTTTAATGGTGCTTCCAATGACGCTTCCTTTAATGGTGCTTCCAATGGTGCTTCCTTTAATGGCGTATCTACATGTGTTTTTACTGGTTGTTTATGTATTTTTTCTGATATTTTTTGTGGGTTTTTATTATCTCTATAATGTTGTTTTTGATACAAAGTGCTTAATTTTGAATCAATTTCATTTTCAACTTTTGTTAAAATATCATTTCTATCTTTTATACTCATTTTAACATTCACCATTTTCTTAATTTACTTATATTACATCAATGTAAAAAAAATTGAAAAGTAATTTATTATAATTTATTTATTATAAAAATAAACATAACTTATAAAAAATGAATTACACCGCAAATATGAATTACCTTTCAAATAATTTACCAACAAGTAATAACAATCATCAGGCAAACAATTATTCGGCAAACAATTATCCAGTAAATATCAACGATCACTCGTATAAATCCTGTTCCAATGATGAATATGATGCTCTTGAATCAAACGTTCCTTATATATCTAAAAATTGTCCATATTCCCCTAAATCAAAATTATATCACTCAGTAAATAACTGGGATATAATTGCGTTTATAATAGTGACCACTTTATTGGTGTTATTATTATTTACAACAACACAAATAAATAATCAAAAAAATACGATTCAGAGTAATCATGATAATAATCCAGAGAATAGTCCCGCAAGTATATATCAAAATTATAACGAACAATTGACTGATGCCGAATTTTATATACACCCCGAAATAAACAATAACCGTTATTTATATGAACAACACCATGGGGATTTAACTCATTTACATTATACTGATGAATTAAATGAAGGCTCTAGTTATTATTCTGAATACTACAAGGCGCGATTACAAGAATTATGTGATTTGTCACTTAAAAAGGCAAACAGCAAACAAGGTAAATAAAAATATCACAAAAAAGAAAGAAGAAAATTATTGCGGTCGAATTAAACGCACACTCATGTTCACAAAATGAACATTTGAAAAATTTTTTTCAATGACATATTTCAAATATTTTTCCGCCACAATTCGTCCCTTGGTATCCCGATAAGATTTCAAACCGTCCAAACGATCCGCATATAATTTACAATCGTCAAAGCGCATTAACGCGAACTTGTCATTATATCCCTCAAAATGACGATAACTTTCATTTGTTAGTGCGATTTCGCCAGGTTTCACCAAGTCAAACCATTCAAGCAAAAAAGGCGTGTATATATCCACGTCGGGTCTAACATAAAGCATGAAATCGTATTTTTTTTGAGAATCGACGCACATTTGGGTAACTCTTTTTTGACTTTCTAGCGCACAAATCATATTGCGTATTAATTCGGGACGCCATTCGTAATCCGGGTGATCTCCATAGGTATCGTATAATTCTTTTTTGAAATAATCGGAAAAATAAACTGTTTTCAAAAACTTTTCTTGATCATCAAATTCATAGTGCGTTGGATTCAATAATTTGTACTCATTGTAATCATTGGGAATATTCCGCGTACTATTCCAATCAACACCCCATATCATATTTTGAGCGCTTTTCCACGTATGAATATATACATCATAATCAACCTGGTTATTTTTGAATATATCAAATATTTGGTTTTTATGTGCGTGATGAACAAGCCGTGTTGACCGGGTCATGCCCCAATAACAAATTGCGACGCGTACCATTTTCAAGTGTTTTATATAAATATACCAAAAAATCTTTTTATTTAAAAAACAACAATATATATTTTTAACAAAATATAAAATCTTGACTATATATTATTTAGGATGTCAAAGACTATTCAAGAACCGTTACTATCTCCTGACGATAATCGCTTTGTAATGTTTCCTATCCAACACCAAGATATATGGGAAATGTATAAGAAACAAGTGGATTGTTTTTGGCGAGCCGAAGAAATCGATTTATCAAAAGATTTAACTCATTGGGAGACCTTAAGTGAAGACGAAAAGCAATTTATATCAATGATTTTGGCGTTTTTTGCAGCAAGTGATGGGATTGTTTTGGAAAATCTGGCTGTGCGTTTTATGTCAGATGTTCAATTGTCAGAGGCAAGAGCGTTTTACGGGTTTCAAATCGCAATGGAAAATATACATTCTCAGACCTATAGTTTATTGATTGAGACTTATATCAAAAATGAAGAAGAAAAGATGCGTTTATTTCGCGCCATAGATAATTTTCCTTGTATAAAAAAGAAGTCGGATTGGGCACAAAAATGGATAAAAGACAATCGCAGTAATTTTGCTACACGTTTAGTGGCGTTTGCCTGCGTAGAGGGTATCTTTTTTTCAGGTGCTTTTTGTAGTATATACTGGTTAAAAAAACGGGGATTGCTTCCAGGATTGACATTTTCAAACGAATTAATCTCGCGCGATGAGGCGTTACACTGTGAGTTTGCCATTTTGTTGTACAGTAAATTAGTGAAAAAGATGAGCAAGGCAAAAATTCATGAATTGGTAAAAGATGCGGTTGAAATAGAAACAGAATTTATTTGTGATGCGTTGCCATGTCGCTTAATAGGTATGAATTCAAAAATGATGACACAATATATACAATTTGTGGCGGACCGTTTGTGTCTTCAATTGGGATACGACAAGATTTATGATGTGGCGAACCCATTTGATTTTATGGAATTGATTAGTCTTGAGGCAAAGTCAAACTTTTTTGAGAAACGAGTGGATTCTTATGCTTTAGCGGATAAGACAATATCGGAGGAGACTTTTAATTTTAATGAGGATTTTTAAAGATTTACAGTAATAAGAGTATAAATATGATTACATATTATAGATTATATATTATATAT